ATGTGTTACAGGTTCCAATATTCCACACTTGGCAGCCACCTAATCAGACAGAATTTAGCAGATGCTGAATTTGAAGATGTGACCCTCAAAGCAAACAAACGATTAAAACCCTCTCAAATCCACCAGCTTAAACACGAATTAAAGCCACTGGTAATACTCGACTATAACGACCCTGAACAGCTTGAGCAGGGAATTAAGCTTATTTCTGAATGGGGTGCTTGATGAAAACTATCACAGTACAACTTCAGACTAATAAAGCATTTCGTTATTTTGAAAACTTGCTTGAGTTATACGAAGGATGGGGAAGCATCCACGGCAAAGATGATATCTATCTTCACTTGTCAGCCCCTAACTATTCTCTGAAGGCTCCGGTTAAGCAAAGCTGGTTAAAAGACTACGGTCACCAGATGGGGCTATTAGTCTCAGACTTGAGCTAAAAACAGTAAAACATATCTCTCAGGCTTTACCAGACGAATTCTAAGCGATTTTAAGCCCCTAATCAGGGTAACTTAGGGAATCGCCTTAAGTGGTCTAAAAAAGGGGTTAAAACGTCTTAGAATGCGATACAGGAAGGATTTTAAAAATGAATTATTCAATGCAAGTTATGGTTGACCAAGAAACTATGAATTGGCTTAATGACCTGAACAGGTCGGGCTTTAATATCTATTTCATGCATTGTTTTGAAGCGTCAACGTATATTGACAAGCATATAATCAACGAAATTAAACTTGGTGACTTTGTTCATAAACTGGAAGTAACAGACCCAGACTACAAGAGATTTATCACAAGCGAATGCAACCGACTTGATTTAAGCCCGGAGCAATTATTGAAGCTGAATGTATTCTTGACCTATCAGAATGAATTAAACCCTTACAGTGAGGTGATGTAATGACACTCGTTATTCTCTGGACGGTTTTAGGGCTATTTGTTGGTTGCTGGGTAGGTAATACGGTAAATAAGAATTAATGTTACCAATCTGTTAAAAAGCTGTTGACAAATAACCTTAAGCATGACATAATTTTAATTATAGAGAGAATTGCTCTCTTATTTCTTTCAACAATTCCATCTACATCTAGGGATAGTTATTCTGAAAGGTGCAATGCTTTTCGCTACATGGCCTCTTATATAACCTGAGAGGTCATCTCGAAAAGTGCTTAATCATTCATTCATTGAACCCTTTACAGCTTTGCCCTAATCATGATTAGGGCTTTCTTTAAGAGTTTTTAAACAGAACTTTTAAAGAAAGTTTTTCCTGAAACTTCGTTAACGTTATAAAGCAAACCTCCAAAGCCCTTCACAGATAAGGATGATTCCATGAATATCCGAATCACCTATGTTTAGGGCTTTTTCAGCTTTTAAAAAGCATACTTGGCAAACCGCCTTTTAAGTCTCTTCTAAGTTTAGATAGGCTGTCAGGTGTGCTTTTTAAAAACTGAATATTACTTAGAAGAGGAAAATGAAATGGAAAATCTATATATTAACGGTAAAAAGATTGATAGCTTCGGTGACTGGTCACCACAGACTGAACATCCAGCTATCGCTATTCAGCGCAAAGAGCACGATGAAAGAATTGCACTTGAGCAAGAGTTAAAGATGTCACCAAAGGAAATCATCTTTGTGACTCCTGAACCTCAAGAGATGCCTGATGTATGCAAAACTGAATCATTACTTGAGCTTGAGCGTGAATATTACCCACTACTGAAAGCACAAAGAATTAAACTTGATATTGCTTACGATGCGGTTAAGAACTTCGAAGAAACCTCGAAACCTTCAGAATATGATATTGCTTACGAGATTAAGTCAAACCCGTTTATCTATTATGAAGGAAACTTTAATGATGGTTTTGGTACAGCGATTGAAGACGTTCCTAAAGTTCTTCAAAGTATCCCTGAAGGGTTCCGGTTAATTGATGTCAGACAAGCATTAAGGGGTTCTGGTCAATTTATTTTGACGACTGATAAAACAGATGAAGAGATTCTTCAGTTAGCTGAAGCTAATTTGACTAAGCATTATTCCGGTAAACTGGATAAGTTAAAGCAAAAGCTTAAAAAAGAACTTGATAGCATGAAAGCGATTATTAGTGACTATGAAACGCAGAAGAAGGTTGCTATGCAGGCTGATATTGAGCAGTTAACGAAGATTTCTCAGAAATACAGCAAAGCACTTTGATTATGAATTAAAAGAGGTGATTAATGTTTGAAGAACGTTTAGAGACTATTCGGTCTGTTTGTGAAAACTTAAAGTTACAAACTAAGCCAGCCTTAAGAATTAAAACCAAACATCAAATTATCACCTCACGCAAACCAAAAACACGCAAGATTCCAAAGTGGTGTATCGACCGTATCCCTTCCGATGCTCAAATTATAGGTGAAACGGAACTACATTATCTTGTCAGGCATTAAAAAAGATTGGTTGGGTGTATGAGATAGGTTCTATCGAATCTATAACACGGGGAGAGATTATCGATATTATTCGGTAGTTTCTCCCTTTTTTGTATGTGTGCTACGTGAAATCTTCTGAACAGATATACCCACCAAAAATTATTTTTTACGTAGCTCACGCTTAACAGAGGTGAAATATGAACAATGGCACAATTTAAAGTTGATAGTTTTATCGTTGAGCTAGGCTTCAGCGAGAACGTTATTAAGGGCTTGCAAAGAGTTGAAAAGGCAGCTTTGCAGTCAGCACAAAGAATTGAACGTAATTTGAATAGAGCGTTTAAGGTCGATACCAAGCAACTTGACAGCAATCTGACAAGTTCTTTAGGGCAACTTGAAAGGAAGTTTAATAAGACCTTTGACAAGATTGAGCAGCGTCTTAAAAACACTAGAGCGTTTAAGATTAAAACGGAAATTGAGGATACTTTAAAGCCACTTAGACAGCCAAGACAGCCACGAATTAGCGGCAACAGAGCAATCACAGCGGCTTATTCAGCGAATATGTCTAAGCTGAAAGGTCTTAACCCAATTGTCGAGAAATACATTAAGAGTCAGTTTTACGCATTAAGTAGTAAATCCAAGACACTTGGAAACGAAGCTTTTAATCGTGAGTTAGCAAAGTTAAATCAAAATCTACGTGAAACACTTTCTAAGTTTAACAAGACCACCAGCAAAAATAATCACAGTGAAAATGCTTCAAATGGTTTAGATGTACTAGCTTCAAGTGCAATTAAAGCGGGTACGGCTATTTACACTTTTCAAAGTGCTTTGGCAGCTTATCAGCGAGTAATGGAAATTGGTTTACAGCGTGCAAGTGCTGAACGTTCAATTGATTTCGTATTTGATAAAGATGCAGGTCAGGTAAAAGAGTTCACAAAGTCATTAGCTCAAACAACGGGTTTAGATATCGCTGAACTGCAATCACAGTTTGCTGGTTTCGGTGCTTCAGCTAAAGAGTCTATGGGTATTCAAGGTTCTGAAGAACTTTTTAGAAGTATGATTGGCTATTCTCGTCTGATGGGTCGAAGTGAAGAAGAGATTAAGCGAGCACTGACAGCATTATCACAGATGGCTGGTAAGGGTCAGGTTATGGCTGAAGAGCTTAAGGGGCAACTAGCTGAAGCTGTTCCTGGTATGGTTCAGGTATTCGCTAAAGCAACCGGAAAGACTGAACAGGAATTATTTGATGCCATGAAGAAGGGGGCTTTAAAATCTGCCGATACTCTTCAGAAGGTCACTCAGGAACTGAATAGACAAATCACCGCTAAAGGTGGCTGGAAAGCTATTTCAGAAAGTACACAGGCACAATTAGGGAACCTGAAAAACTCTTGGAATACCACGCTTGATAGTATCTTCAGAGGTTCTGAAAGTGGTCTGCAAGATTTTACAAGAAGCTTAACAACGCTTTTAAACGCTCTTGGTGGAAGTGGTAAAAGTCTTGGTGAATCTCTTGGTAGCTTGATGACTGATATGTCACATGGTGTCGATAGTCTGGCCGATATTAGTTACAAGGTGCGAGCGTTCTTTGATGAGGTGACATTAGCTTATCGTGGTTTAACCGATGAACAAAAGAAAGTTGTTGATGCTTTAGGTTCTGGCTTGATTAATAGTTTAAAAGTCTTGGCTGGTGTTATTGCTGTAAATAAAGTTGTTGGTGTAACCAGAAGTATTTACGGGCTTATGACTGCTATCACAAGATTAGGTCAGGTTGCTGATACTACAGCGGATAACGTGAATAGAAAGAATGGGAAACCATCAAGACTGAATCTTGGGAATATGCTATTAGCTGGTAGCGCTCTCTATGCAGGTTATGAAAGACTAGCCTCTACACCTGAACGAATGGAAGCACAAGCTAAATTACCAGAGTTAGCTAAAGAATCTGGACTTAAGCCAGTATTTACTATGGACGATGTGAAAGGTTGGTTTAATAGTGCAGCTATGAATCTTGCTAACTTCCAGCATCCAGAATTAATCACCATGAGACAAGATGCGGCATTAACGAATACGGATATCCAAAGCCTGAGAGATGAAATTAGTGCTTTGAGCAAACGTATTCAGGAGCCTGTGAAAGTTTCACTTGGTGGTGAAGTTGCCATTAAACCAGATGAAACCAGCTTTATGACCTTTAGCAGTAATATCTACGACCAATACGCAGAAGCTACGCTATTAAGTTCATCATTCCCAGAAGATGATTGATAATAGTCGAATGCTACGTGAAATCTGTAAAGCTAATACCCACACTGAAAAATAGAATTTACGTACAACACGCTTAACAGAGAAAACACTTATATATCAAAGGCTTGGTTAAAAATGATTAAAATACACTAAGCCTTTGAAATCAAAGGGGAATTTAATGATTTACTCTAACCAAATCAAATATAGTGGCAAAGACGGCATCTATTTCCACTTAAGAGATAATGTAGATGCCTTCTTAACCTTATCAGCAACTGAAAACATGGAATTTGATAGTCCTATGCAGGTGACTACACAGAACATGCAATCAGGACAAACCGTTACAGATAATGTGCAAAGAGCACCCAGAACAATCACTATTAGTGGTGTCGTTGTAGTTGGCTATGAAGGAAGCTTATTATTAACTCGTCAGGGTCAATTAGTAGAAAACTTCATCGACACTCTTGAAAGCTGGCGTGACCAGAAACAGATTATTTCGGTCATCTGTAAAGACGGAATTAAAATTGACGATTCCATTATTACGAGTTTTAAAGCCTCTAAAGATGTGGGGATTTCAAACGGTCTAAGAATCCAGCTAACTTTTCAGGAAATTAACTTCAAAGCTATTGTTGGTCAGACTGATATTTCTGCTGCAACTGGAAAGACTGCTACCACGAATGATGGTGGTGCAACTTCTAAGAAGAACACTGGTAACACTACGACAAGTCTAGGTAATGGTATGTTGCTGTGTCAGGAGCTATATAATCGCTCTACGAGTGAACTCACTAATGAGCAACTTCAAGCCCGTATCAATTGTGGTAAAAGTGTCAAAGTTGAGAATGGAAAAAGCACCTTCTCAGATGCCGCTAATGCGCAAGCTTCAAAGGTGCTTAATAATGCTGGTACAGGTAGTACTTTGAAGAAATTTTCTGTGAATCCTAACAAGCGATTCTGACGATAGAATCTCAACTATATGATAACCTCATCAACATCTATCAACCCCCTCTCAGTGACTTCAGAAAGCGACTGTATAGCCTCTGTAACGTCCTCTGAGGGGGTTTCTGTTATTGGTAGGGTGATTGACTTACTATTGTGAAAAGTTACTTTACAGCGACGTTTAGCAGTATTTAAAATGACCTCTTTAACAGCACTTTTGATTATCAGTTGTGCTTCAATCCTTCCCGCCTTTGTAGTCAAGTCACAATCAGACAAACAACCAACATCAATAGATTTAAGGCGTTGTGTCTCCTTCTCGATATCCGCATCAACCTGTGATAGCTCACCTTTTAACTGTTTTAGTTTGCTGGTAATAGCGGACAAGTCTTCAATTTCAAGTGATAGCTGTACCAGCTTTTCAATATTGCTTGAGATGTGTTCACGGTGTAGCTTCAGTGTGTCTATGGTATTCGTCATATCGCTATCAAATCGGTCTATACGGGATAGCAGGGCAAGCAATGTACCATCGGTTTGCTTACGTGAAAGTCCTTTAGCACTACAACGGTTTTCATTACGAAGAGGACAACGATAAATCCCGTTTCTTGTATCGCTAAAGCCTGTGATAATCAAAGCATGACCACATTCAGAACAACGGATAACACCTTTGAAAAGATTCACACTCAATGGTTTATCTGAAGCAGGCTTTCTTCCATAACGAGAATATGATAGTTGCTGGACTTTGTAGAAATCAGTCTCAGGGATGATAGGGGGGAAATAACCAGCTATCTCCTCACAGCCTTTAGGTGTGAAGTAACCAATTACAGAGCGATTTTTCAGAAGGTCTTGCACTGAGGTTTGACCAAACTTACCTGCTTTGTACTGGTTAAGTGTCTGGTGACCTTCATCATTAAGAGTCCTGACAATCTCCCAAATAGACTTACCCTCTAACCGTAATTGAAAGCACCTCTTCACAGTTTCTACCTTCTCAGGTATCACAGAGAAGGTCTTACGGTCATCATTAAGCTTAAGCCATGCAGGACAACGCTTATAAATCTTGATACCGGCTTTAGCAGCTTCTTTCTTTGCATCCCATGCAGCTTGGATACGTTCAGATTTACGCAAACTCTCCTCATGCGACCGCTGCATTATCAAAATGCTTTTAATCAGAGCTAACGGGTCTTTTAAGCTTTCCTTTGTGTAATGTTCACCATCGGACAAGGTGACCACATCTACACCAGAGCGAAGAATGTTTCTGAGTAGCTCACTTGCTTGGTCTACATCTTGACGTGACAGACGGTCAAGAGATTCTATCAAGAGCGTATCACCAGCTTTAACAAGCCCTTTCTCGATAGCGGTTAAAAAGTCACCTAAGCCACCTTTCAAGTGCTTACCAGTGAACCCACTCACCCCCAAATCACGAAAAGATAAATCTTGGTCAAGGTAGTACTCAGGATGAGCCTTAAGCCAGTCATTAACCATCTTAGACTGTCGGCGTAATGAATCACCTCGGGATTGCTTCTCAGATGAAAACCTGATGTAAGAAATGGCACGTTTCATTGTTCACCTCAAAACTGATGCCCTAGATTGTATCGTTTTAGATGGTGTATTTAAACGTGTCTAATAAAAATCACCCGATTAACGCCGCGCTGATGTAAACCGCGATTAAGCGTTTGTTCCTCTTCCCCTTTGGCGAAAAACTGTGGATGGCGGACTTCCACCCCATAATTAAATTCACCGGGAAGAGAATCGAGAAAATGCCAAAGCGCAGGCAGCTCCCGTGGGCCGAATGTGGCAGGCAGTTGCAGCCAGTATTGTCCAATGCGCGGAGCCAACGGTGACATGCGGGTCAAAAATTCAGTCACTAAATCATCGCAATGCCGTAATGCTGCCTGATGCGAAATGGTCGCCGGAAACTTAAAACAGAAGCGGAAGTCATCTGTGGTCTGCTCACGCCAGCGCAGGACAACCTCGGGTTTCGGCAGGGCATAAAGCGTGGTGTTACCCTCCACGCAGTTAACATGACGGGTATTAAGGATTAACTTACTGATTTTAATAAGCCTCTGGTGTCACTTTGGTGACTATGGGGCATCATTGGGACATAATCTGTCAGCTTCTGATTCAGCATTGCGATCTGTTCTGCATTGCTGTCAGTCATCCATGCTCCGTATACATTGAATACCATCTGGGCACTTGCATGGCCCATCTGGCTGGCAATGAAGCTTGGGTTTGCTCCGGCAGATAATGACCAGCACGCATAAGTGTGTCGTGACTGGTATGCCTTTCGATGCCTGATCCCTGCACGCTTAATGGCTGTTTCCCATGAGTCACCTACAGAATCGACTTTGTAGACAAAACCTACCTGTTCGCTTTTTCTAACCACTTGAGGGTTAAACACGAAAGTACATTCATGGTTCACTGAACGTCCATATTCACGTAGTTGCACCTTGATGTTGTACTGCTTACCCAGTCTTGTCATTTCAGCCTGATTTTTCAGGACACTGATAGCGGGCTGGATAAGGTGCACAACCCTGTTTGTGCTTGCTTCAGTTTTCGGTAGAGTGAACTCACCAAGTTTCGTATAATTGCGCCTGATGGTAATTGTTCCTGCCTTCAGATCGATATCTTCCCAGGCCAGGGAGACCAGTTCACCGTGACGCATTCCTGTGTACACAGCCAATGACCACAGGTTTTTCGTCTGCTGATGTCGGCAAGCATCTATCAGGCGAATAAATTCGTCACGAGTTAGCGGATCTGGCTCTGCCCTGGCTCTTTTAAGAGGCTTAATTCCCTGGAAGGGATTTGCTTCTAAGTAACCGTGATCTGCAGCAAACTGAAACATTCCAGCGATTGTCGTCATGTAATAATTTACAGTAACGACGCTCCGTCCTTTTGCTGCTGCTTTGTTTTTCGTTGAATTCTGATACCCGGTCAGCAAATCTTTCCTGATATACAGCAATTCCTCTTTGGTTACCGATGACACCAGTTTACTGCCTCCAATTTTCGGAACCATCGTTCTTGCAACGGATTCATAGCGATTGAATGCATTTGCAGAGATTTCCATTCGTTTCAGATCCAGCCACTTTTCTTCAAGTTCCTTCACCGTAATTTCTTTTTTACTTACCCCAAAAGCCTGAAGGTTGGGGGAGTCAGGGAACTGTGCAGCATAATCAAAGCTTCCTGTGCGGATGGCAAAACATACTGATGTCCGCAGTTCCCCGGCGATCTTCCTGTTCTTGGCAGTGTCAGGGACACCAAGATTTTCCCTGACACGTTTACCTTTAAAATTAAACCAGATGCGTAATGTGCCGCCGTGGTTTTCGACGCCTGTTGGATATTTGACTTTATCCATCGATACCTCCAGACGCCCAAGAGCGATACGAGCTTACATATTTCATGATATTAAATCACCTGGGTTGTTTGTTTTTCATTGAGGCGACCCAGGCATCTATTGCTTTTCTGTTATACATACATTCACTGGAAGGCTTTGGATTACCGTCTGGTGATACGTGAATATACTCTCTTCCAACCATCCAGCATTCTTTCCGGGCCCGAAGAATTGTGCCTGGTTTGAGCCCGGTAATTGCGATAAGAACGCTTTCACAAACCCATTCATTGGGAGCCAGTTGAATCACATTGCCCATGTATTACCTCACACAACACTCAGCCCACGGCAGTGGCACCACACTTCAAACATTCGTTTCACAATTTCACGACAGTAGAAGCCGTCAACATCTCGCGTCAGGTCATAGCGATTGCCGTAACGCTGGCGCACCCATAGCTCAAACGCTTTATTCATTCTTTACTTCCTTTTCATGGCCCGTAATTTTTTCAGATGAGCCTCCTGCTCTGTTTCTGCCAGAATTTGTCGGTATTCCTGGTGATCAATCCGTTCAAACAGTTCATTGAAATCGTTTATTTTTACTGACTGTGTTCGCCCATCAATTCTTCTGTACAACACAGTGTTGTTTATGCAGCGAATAATTATTACCGGGTAACCGGCACTGTCGGTATACAGTTGTCCCTGATTAATCAAAGCGAACATTTTTTCTCCTGCTCTCTGAATAGTGAGAACTTCAGAGCCGTATGTTTGTAGCGGGTTCAATACTGATAATTTCTGCTGAGATAAGCATCCCGGCAAGCCAGAGCTCTCCGGACAGGTCTTCATCCTGGCATGTCAGTTCGCCAATATTAATGGTGGCCATGATATCTGTTTCCCCTGTACGCTCATCCTCGACTTCTTCATAAGGCAGCGTTGCGTACAGGCTTTCAATAGCGCAACTGATAACATCGAGTCCGGTCAGGTTGCCACCGACAGTGACTTCGAATGTTTCGCGGTATTCCCATTGCCCGAAAGTTAATCGAACGGTTTGTTTCGCCATGCGTCCGCATGACGTCAGATTTGGGTCATAGTTCATTATTTGCGGTTGAGTATTATGAGTGTTTATCTGCTTTTCCCTTAGCCCGACGGCCTGCCGGGCATATTAAGTTATTTAACCTGGATAAATGGTGTATTGGCACCGCTGGTCATGTATTGCGGCAGCGTGCCGTTCCATTTATTGATGGCTTCCAGCTCCATAACACCGGGGTTCTGACGCAGAGCTTCACCGCGTAAACGAATAGCATCGGCTTCAGCCTGGGCTTTTGTGCGAATCGCATCAGCCTGTCCGGCAGCTTCCGCGCGCAACATGTTGGCTTCCGCTTCGCGCTGTTTTACTTCCTGCTCGCGTTGCAGAGTTTTCTGGTTCGCCGTGACTTTGGCATTAATGCTGTCGATAACAGTAGGCGGGTACTCCGGCTTACCCACATATGAGAGGCTTATTACCTGAATACCGATGGGCGTCATTTCTTCCTGAATGTCTTTAAGAGCTGCATCCAGCAGCTCAGACTTGCCGCCGTCGATAAATTTGTCGGTGGTCATTTTGCTGGCCAGTCGGTTGAGTGCGTCGGCTATCTTCTGGCGCAGGTCGGTGTCGGTAATGTCGTCCACGCCTTTGCGGTAGGTCTGAAAGACTGTGGTAACTTTGGATGGATCAACCTTGTAGGCTACTCCGATGTGGTAACCAATGGTTGTTCCATCGCTCATCTGGAAACTGAATGGATCATCGTAGGTCTTCATCTGCTTAAAGGTCGGGAAGATATAAACTTCAGTGTTCCAGCCTGTCCAGTAGCGACCAACACCGACCACTTCACCGACGCCTTTGTCGTCGCCAAGTTTGTTGACTTTGATGCCCACATTACCAGGCTCAACACGATCACAACCGACAAGGCCAATGGCAGGCAGAACAATGGCTAAAGAAAAAATAATTTTTTTCATCTTTTATCCTTAGTGAAAGAAAGCCCCTTATAAATGGTATAAATACATGGCGGGGTTAGAAACGTCAGTGCAAAGCCAGAAATCACCGCTACCGTATCCTTCATTGATATCAGAAACGGGACGAGCAATCCGTAAATACATGCGATAATTGCCAGTGATATAACTATTCTGAAATAAATGTTCATGGTCCTCCTGCTGTATTCAGCTTGCCTTATTTAATTGCGTCATGGTTAATTTCGTTTACGTCAGAATGGTTTTGTTGCCATCAGTTCGTAATATCCGGCGCTCCATGTGTCATATTTTCTGAACCATTTTTCTGTATACTGTTTCCTGGCGATGAGTCTGCGCAGTCGTCTGATTGTTCGCTGGTGTGCGCGGGTGTACTCTGTGGTTGATTCTCCACGTTTCCATATTTCATTCCCGTTGAAGATAAAACGCTTGTCAGGATGGCGTTGTCGGAATCCTGAACGTTCAAAAGCGCGGGTGGTCATAAAGAATGCCAGGTAACGAATTGCCGTTTTTCGAGTGAGGCATTTTTTTGTTCTTCCGTGATGTGTTACAAAAAATAACGGGCCGACGGGTGTATCATGTTTCTGTAATGCCTGGTCAATGGCGCTGGCGGTGCGGTTGTCGATCATTTCTTTATTTCTCCCGAATAACGTTCATGACTCATTATTTCCCAGTTCCGGCCGTCGTCTTTCGATAACAGCCGCCAGCGACGGTTAACCTTCAGACTGAGATATCCGTTGCGCTGTATCCGATGCGGGAATATACGTCGGCATCTGTACCGCCGCAGGACCAGCAACGCCTGCTGGTGGACCCACTCAGGAATTCGCGTTGCTGTTAATGTCACTGGTTTCCTCCTGAGCAGGTGCTGTTATCTGATACCCCGCTCTTTCTGCCAGCCATATGAATGTATCCATGCTGGCAATCAGCTCTCCATCGCGGACTTTGCAGACATCTGTTACCTGGCCATTTTCAATTGTCATAACGATCTGCACTTTTTCGTGCACAACAGATACAGGGGATAAATTAGCCATCAGTTAATTCCTCCGCTGATATATTTTTCTTTCGCGTAATCAATAACCTCTTGTAAAAGGTTGTCTATAATTAACTTTCCGGTTTCAGCCTGGTATTCAGTATGTTGATTAATCCCGATGGCATTCTGGTATGCAGTTCGGAATTCTGTTTCACCCTCCACTCGACCCAATTCACCACGGGTAATATCTTCAAAGCGCAACAGCAACTGGTTTATAAACTGTTCTGTTATTTCTATGGTCGTAATGTTCCCATCCAGAAGGTCAACAATAAGCAGATCACCACCTGTTTTACGTTTTATTCGATGGAGTGCTGCAACAGCTATACGGCGACGATATGTATTAATGGGTTCATGTGTCATTTGTTATTTCCCGTATGCTTTACGCAGAAATAAGCAGGCAATATGCATGTAATTTTCACCGTATTGTGCAATAAGACAGGCGGTCTTGTGTGATGCCATATTCTTTATAAAAGTCATAATAAATCCTCCTGTGGATTAAGATTGTAACAATCCCCGGCGATAAAACCGCAATAAACGTTCAGAGCATATTTGTTGTTATTGCGCTAATTCTTTTTCGGCAGCAGTTTTTGCATACTCACATGCAAAATTCAGAATTTCGCTGCCGAGTGTTTTCGTTTCGTGATTACTGGACATATGTAATACCTGTGTTGCATGCAATAAATGATAAACATTTACCGCAAATGAATCAGGCTCCAGACAAATGCCTTCGTAATTATCTTGCTGTGAGGTTGTTTCTGTCATTGCTTCTGAAGTGCATGCGAGCCTGTTTTTGACAATTCTCTTTCCTCTAATCACTATATCGGCAACATCTATTGCCTTTACAACCTCCGGGAGAAGTTCCGGGTTTGTATAATCAAAGTCATCAACATGGAGAACAGTTATGTTTTCGAACTTTTTCATGGCTTCCTCAGCTGACTTATATGTCCTGCTATATAGCGAGTCTCAGAAGTGTTTTCATATTGAGACTGTTTCCGCAATGATTGATAATCAGTTACCGGATGCTTATCCGTGTCCGGCGCACGACCACACGTAGCCGCGTGTTGGTCCCCATTTTCAATTCAGCTCTCAATGGAGGATAAATGATTAACGCAGAGCAACTCGAAAAAGAGATTTCAGAACTCAAAAAAGAATTAATTTGGCACAAAGTTGCTATCTCCGCATTAATTCGTCAGGTAGTTTCACCTGAAGATAAAGTAAAGTTTATGAAGCAGTTCTCATCTTCATCAAAGGAGTTTTTCACTGACGAGGTTCATCCAGAGGCTGGATTTTGGATCCGTCAATTATTTTCGCAAGATAAGCGTAAATAGCGTCATCAATACTCGCGTCGCTCTTGAATTTAAGAGCGATGCTCTTTATATCCTCTGAAATTATTACCAGATCACCATATGTTATATTTTTATTATTGCGCGCAGTGCTTTTTTGTATGAAATCAAGCAATTCACCAATGAGACAAATATGGTAAGCATCACAGTTTTTCATGCGCAGATATCCTTTGCTGCCGTTTCGCCAGTTAACAGCCACATCGGATCGCAGCCAAGAATATTTGCCAGTGGGATAAGCATACTGATAGTTGGTTCATACTCTCCGCTCTCCCACTGGATGATAATTTCTTCATCGAGATCGAGCAGCCTGGCGAGTTCGGCGGTTGTTAAGCCGCAGGCTTCGCGTTGGGTGCGAAGACGGTTGTTGATTGCAGAATTTTTGTTCTGTAAAAGCATTGCTGACGATAGCTTTCTGGATATGCTATTTGTCATATCCCATGCCAGTCCTGCGCATGACTCTATATCGCTAGAGAGCGTAGCATCAGGTGTTGCTTTTGCTATTAGTGTAATGAGGCTGCCGAGGTTTTTCAGTTCTTCGAGACAGTCAAGAGTTGTAGCTTTATTGATCATGAGATGATACCTCAGTTACGAACTTTGTTTTATGGTAACTAAGGTATCAAGGTGTGGCAAGTGATTTTTGATACTTTGGTTTCTTTTTGTGTTTTGTGTCTGGTTAGAAAATATCCCACCTGGCATCAACCACAACACCTACTATTTCGCAATCATTGTCCATTTCTATGATTGGATATTGTGGATTAAGGGGCTTTAGAAACGCCTTTCCCATTTCAGAAATATATTTTTTGAATGTTGCTTCATTGGTAGATTTTTTTCTGGCGATGACGTAACACCCTGAAAAAACTTCTTTATCTGGGTTGACAAGGATCGACATTCCTTCAGGAAATGTTATTCCTACGGGCGAAGTCATTGAGTCTCCGTGCACTTCCAGCCAGAACCCCCTCTCACCAGCGTATTTTACAGAATGCCTCCAATTATCCTGATCATACATGTTGTAGTCATCACCAGAAGTTGCGAATAATCCTGCCTGAACCCAGTTAATTACAGGGTAAGAGTATGCTGTGTCTCTCTGTGGGCAGCTCTTAACATTATTTTCCCAATGCTTATCTTTTTCATCTCCGTTCTGAAGCCACTGCGGTGAACACTGCAGTGCAGCTGCAACTTTAAAAAGGGTGTCACCGTTGAAACTTTTTGTAAGGCCTTGCTCGGCTTTACTGATTGCAACTCTGGTGACCCCAGCTTTTTTAGCCAACGCATCTTGTGTTAACCCAGCTTTTTGCCGTGCGTTGATGAGACGTTCACCTAAAGACTTCATTTTTCTTCTCCTCTCATGGCTGTTGATACTAAAGTAACAGAATTTCTTGATACTTTGGGTTCCTGTGGTTAACATCGTTGGATAACAAAGTATCTGGTGTGAGACTAAAGAATGACCCTTTATGAAATATTAAAAATTCAATTTAAAACCAATGCCGCTATTGGTCGCAGGTTCCCAAAGAAAGGAAGGCCTCGTGGCAGTCAAGGTGTTGGAAAGTGGAAAACGCGAGGTGTTCCGGAGGATGTTGCCATTCTTTGTCATCTGGATACGAGCATTCCATATACACACCCAAGTCTAGCGAATACAGAAGATGACAAGCCCACAGGAGACCAACAATGAACACCGCAATTTTTAACGGCAAAGCATCCATGACCAGCGTTGAAATTGCAGAGCTGGTGGGTAAACGTCATGACAATGTGAAACGCACTATTGAAACATTAGCCAAAGGTGGCGTTGTCCGGTCTCCTCAAATTGAGGTTTCCGAAAGAATCAATAACTTAGGTTTTAAAGTTCAATATGAGCATTACCTGTTTGAAGGAGAACAAGGTAAGCGCGACAGCATCATTGTCGTCGCACAGCTCTGTCCTGAATTCACTGCTCGCCTGGTAGATCGCTGGCGCGAACTGGAAGAACAGATCCGTAAGCCAATGAGCGAAATCGAAATGGTTGCCGCGATGGCTCTTGAAGCAGTTCGTCAGCAGAAACGGATCACTCAGGTGGAAGAAAAAGTCAGCCACGTTGCTGAAACAGTCGAGCAAATTAAAAAGGGCACTATTCGTGAGGGCTATGCCGGATATCGCCAACTGAAAGCAAAAACCGGTTTGTCAGATGATAAATGCCGCAATCTGGTGAACGCCTATCAGATTCCTACAGACACCCATGAGTTCATGACGCCGGACGGATTGTTGTCACGTCGCGCAATTGTTGCTGTGGAACCGTTTATGGCTGCTTTTTATCGGGTTATGGAGGAAGCAGAACCGCGAGGGACTCGCTGGTATCACCCGAAAATGGGGTTATTTCAGGTTATTGGTTGGCAGCGGTGAAAAAAAGCCGGGAGTAACCCGGCTCACTCAACATCAATAACGGGGAGCTGTTTCGCATAAAACGGCTCCGAAACATCCAAGAACAGTTCTAAAGATATCAGCAGCTATATGATCATTTCAAGACCAAATATTGATTCTGCAATTTCGGGACGTTACACTGTCTCCGCACCTTATAAAGCGGGTGCCGGGATTGGCGTCCTGAAATTGATTACTGAGCATAACCGCGCTCATGCGGTTTTTTCGTGTCATGAGCATTGCTACGCCCAAATTATGGTGGGGCGTACAGGGCCGACTTCGGTCGGGCCGGGTTCGGTAGTCTCCGGTAACGCCAACCCTGTACGTCTCACCACCTCTGTGATTGGCGTCCCATGTGGTGAGTTTTCTAAAAAACTGACTACCGGGGCTGTCACTATGACTACTCTCCCAACCCTCTCTCAACCTGAAATTGCCATCGTTGATGGTCAGGCTGTTACATCTTCTTTGGCTGTTGCTGACTTCTTCTCTAAACGTCATGACGATGTTCTGAAAAAGATTCGCATTTTGGATTGTTCTCCAGAGTTTTGTGCCCGCAATTTTGCGGAGACATCGATTTCGGTAAATCAACCGAACGGCGGTACACGCAAGCTCCCTTGCTATCAAATCACACGAGACGGTTTTGCATTTCTTGCTATGGGTTTCACGGGTAAACGTGCTGCCCGGTTCAAAGAGGCATACATCAACGCCTTTAACCTGATGGAGAAGAGTTTATCAGGTGCCGATGCGTCTGATATGTCAGCTGTCGCACGAAACGCCAGAGGCGTATACCTGCATTTGCGTGAAATCCATCAAATCTGGACAAGCCAGCTTTATCCAATGCTTAAGGCCGTTGAATCTCCGCTGGCTAGCAAACTGTACGACCGTGTTGGTGATGCTGTTTTTGGCGCTGCACTTGTTGATTCTAGGCTGAATGGTTCTGACAAGGAGGTTCGCCCATGATTAGTTACGAAATCATCATCTCCACTACGGAATACAGAAACGATGTATCAGTTCGCACGGATGTATCTGTCTGGCACCGTCGCTATAAATCCAGAAAAACAGCGGAACTGAAAGCGGCAGAGATGTGTGAAACCATCTCAATGAAAGGTAGCCCGGTTAAATACGTAACTACGGCGGAGGTGCGTCCATGATCCGCCACATCGTTAATTCCCTGTATCACCGATACAACCGTTGCCCCCGAGTGGGGCAGTGGTTTACCACCAGCAACGGCCTCGTTCTGCGGGTTTGCCTGGTCAATGCAGAAAGTCAGAAGGTTGTCTGCCAGGTGCAGGGGCGTACTTATACCCTGAGTTACCCGCTGGTGGCGTTTCAGTCCGGAAAAATGTTTAAGCGTCTGGGAGGTGTCGTATGAGTAGCAAGATCCTCGGTAATGTCTGGGATGCATGCGCAGCATATGGCGTCAAAGGTGCAAAACTGATGATTATGGCGCGCCTGGCTGATTATTCGAATGATGACGGGGTGTGCTACCCGGGTGTTGAAACCATATGTCGACAGCTTGGATTGGGAGAAAGTACAGTCAGAACGGCAATCTCCGAACTGGAGGCTGATGGCTGGCTGACGCGTCAGTCACGCCGCAAAGGTAACCGTAATACGTCCAATCTTTATCATCTGAATGCTGATCGGCTTGAGCAGCTTGCCAGAACTGAGCGGGATAAGGTTGCAGAACTGAAACAGCAGCGCAGACTTTCAGTATTACGTGACCCTTCAGATTCTGAACCTTCAAAATCTGAACCGTCAGAATCTGTATGTTCAGGCGTGTTTGACCCTTCAGATTCTGGCAAAAATACGCGTTTGACCCTTCAGAATCTGACTCCAGATCCACAAGGTTTAAAACATGAACCACCAGTAAATTCAAAACATGAACCGCAAGATATTGGCGCATCCGCTGACGCGTCTGCACCAGCGCGTTCTGCCAGACAGGAATATTCACCGGAATTTGAACAGGCCTGGCAGGAATATCCCAAACGTGCTGGTGGCAATTCCAAATCAGCAGCCTTCAAAGCCTGGAAAGCCCGTATCAGGGAGGGAATAAAACCGGAGACCATGCTTGATGGCGTGAAGCGGTATGCCGCCTGGGTACGTGCTACAGGAAATACCGGCACACAGTTCGTGAAGCAGGCTGCGACGTTCTTTGGACCCGATCGTCACTTCGAAGATTACTGGCAACAGCCAGCCGCTCACGGAGGTGGGCGACAGCGACAGGTCGATGTCCTGGCTGGCCTGGGAGCCATGTCTGACAAATTCGGTAAATCCAGTAACAAATTGACATTCTGAGGTGACAGCGATGATGACGATTGACCAACGTGAGAAACAAACAAGACTACAGGCGCGAATGGATGAGTTACGGGCAGAAATGGATGAGTTACGGGCAGAGATTGCATTTGCTCAGAAGGGCGAAAAGCCATGGCCTTATCGTTCCTGCCTGATGCGTGAAGGTCGCGGATATTGCGAAAAACACGGTAAATATCGTACGCATATACTGGTGTGGATCGATCGTAATGGCGAGGACAGAGAAAAAATTTCATGCTGCCCTGACTGCTTGATCGCTGAGGCCAGTGATTTGACCATGGAACTGTCGTCCCTCAAGGCGGAAGAACTGACTGATAACGCCGGAATTGCTCTGCGTTTTCGGGACTGCGAGTTTGATAATTATCTGGAGGTTAATCCTGACGCAGCCAGAAATCTTGCGGCCTGTCGCCGCTATGCGGAGAACTGGCCAGATATGCTGGAGAACGGTACCAGTCTTGTTATGACCGGCAGTTGCGGTACCGGGAAAAATCATCTGGCGGTATCAATGGCAAAACACATCATCCGTAACTATCTGGCCAGTGTGGAGATCACCGACGTGATGCGCCTTACCCGGGCTGTGAAAAACTGCTGGCGGAATGACAGTGAAAAAACAGCGGATGACGTCATTGAGCATTATGCGTCACTGGATTTGCTGATTGTCGACGAAGTCGGCGTTCAGTTTGGCAGTGCGGCTGAAATGGCCATTTTGCAGGAAATTATCAATGCCCGGTATGAGGGTATTTTGCCAACTATCCTGATCAGCAACCTTTCACCGGAAGAATTGTGGGCGTTCATCAGTCCCCGGATTGCCGACAGAATCACCGATGGCGGGCGCAACTGGTTGTCGTTTAACTGGCCCAGCTACCGTTCTCGTATCGGAGGTGTTGCCGCATGACCAGCCAGAACACCCCGGCATGGCGTAACGATGACCTGGAAGGCGCTGTCATCGGTGCGTTTTTTCTGCGTGGGGCCGATCCGGAAGTGATGGATATTCTGGCCACACTTCCGGCGGATGTATTTTTTGTGCGTCAGTACCGGGATATTTACGCGGGGATTTGCAGACAGGCTAGCATATCCGGCGTCATTGACCCCGTACTGCTGTGCAATGAGATGCCGGAACTTGCCCCGGTGATTACCGACACCGGACGCAAAACCTGGGTGAAGTCTTCACTGGAGCACTATGTCGCAGCGTTGCGGCGCAATGCCGCACTGCGCGATGCAGAAAAAACACTGACTGAAGCATTACAGAATTTACGTGATGCGTATACCTGTGAAGCAGCCGAGGATGCCCTGAAGGATGTGCAGAACATGATGGCCTCACTGTCGACCGGAAAGGGCGTCATTCAGCCGGTTCACATTGATGATGTCCTTCCGGAAGTGGTCGACCGTGTTGAATGCCGCAATCAGGGACTGGAGAAATCCAGGGCGCTGATGACCGGTATTGATGAACTGGACGCAAAAACGGGCGGTATGGAGCCCGGAGACCTGGTATTCATTGCCGCCCGTCCTTCGATGGGGAAAACCGAACTTGCGCTGGACATCATCGACAAGGTGACTGAGCAGGGGCATGGCGTGCTTCTGTTCACCATGGAGATGGCGAACATCCAGATTGGTGAACGTATGGTGTCTGCTGCCGGTGGAATGCCGGTATCCCGTCTTAAGTCTGTTGCCCGTTTTGAAGATGAAGACTGGGCGCGTTTCTCGCAGGGCGTGGGACGAATGACGGGGCGTAATATCTGGATGGTGGATCAGGCAAACCTGACCATTGATGAGATATGTGCAACCACGAAGCACCACCGGATGAAACACCCGGAAACGGCGCTGGTGGTGGTCGATTACCTCGGTCTGATTAAAACCCGCAGCACGGGGCGTCACGACCTTGCTGTGGGGGAAATCTCAAAGGGACTTAAAAGCCTGGCAAAATCCGGCGGTTTCCCGCTGATTGCTCTGAGCCAGCTCTCCCGAGGCGTGGAATCCAGACCCAATAAACGTCCCATGAACTCAGACCTGAAAAACTCCGGGGAAATAGAGGCTGATGCCGATATCATTCTGATGCTTTACAGGGATGAGGTGTATAACCCGGATACACAGGCCAGAGGCATAGCAGAAATCAACATCACGAAACAGCGTAATGGCACACTCGGGACCATTTACCGGCGTTTTCATAACGGACATTTTCTGCCTGTGGACCAGGAGAGTGCCCGGGTTCTTTCCACTCCCATGACGCCGGGCAATCCGCGCAGATACAGCAATAACCGCATGTCGGGCAGTAAAACGGAGCGTTTATTTTGAACAACAGAACAATCACTGTTTCACCGGAACAACTTCGTCGGCAGGCGCAGGAGATGCTTCGTTGTGCTGAACAGATGGAAAAAACGAGCGTGAAAAAAGATACGCTCCGCAAGCAGCTTACTCCGGCGCTTCGTGATCTGCTGCAGGCAAAACACCGCACACAAAAGGCGGTGGATGAGCTGGTGGATTGCGTGGCGGAACTGGAAGGACAGGTAAGCCAGTTTGAAATACTGGTGAAGGAGTTTACTGCGTGATGACTGAGTTTTTTTCTCTGTATGCATTCAATATCGTTTGCTGAGGTGACCGTGAGAGCACTGCTGACCCCTGAAATTGCCCCGCGTATGGGGATTGTATTGTTCAGGCCCGGTTCAGAGCTGATGCCCCTGTTTATGCAGGGGCGTGTCCTGCTGGAGCCTGAGCCGGAACGTTATTCATCTTTCGCCAGCGGTGCCGTTCCGGCGGCATCACAACCGCTGGCGGATGATCCTGCCGTTCGGGCCGTGTTCCGCAATGAGGCAGTGATCCGTCGTGCTGGTGGCGTGGAATGTCTTGAAAGCTGGTTACTTCGTGAAAAAGGCTGCCAGTGGCCTCATTCCGACTGGCACAGCGAGAACATGACCACAATGCGACACGCTCCGGGTGCAATCCGTCTGTGCTGGCACTGCGATAATCAGCTGCGCGATCAGTTCACGGAACGGCTGGAATCAAGGGCAACGGATAACTGTGCCCGCTGGGTGTTGTCTGTTGTGCGTCGGGATCTCGGTTTTGATGACAGTCACGTTGTGACAATGCCGGAACTGTGCTGGTGGCTGATTCGTAATGATCTGGCGGATGCCTTACCGGAAAGTGCAGCCCGTAAGGCACTGAGATTACCGAAGCCTGTTGTGCCGACTGTTACCCGGGAAAGTGACCTTGTGCCTTCGGTTCCTGCCACCAGCATCATCCGGGATAAGGCGAAAAAGGTGCTGGCGCTGAAAGTGGATCCGGAGTCGCCGGAGTCTTTTATGTTACGCCCAAAACGTCGCCGCTGGGTTAATGAAAAGTACACGCGCTGGGTTAAGACACAGCCGTGTGCATGTTGTGGAAAGCCCGCTGATGATCCCCACCACCTGATAGGTCACGGTCAGGGTGGAATGGGAACAAAAGCGCATGACCTTTTTGTGTTGCCTTTGTGCAGAAAACACCATGACGAACTGCATGCGGATACCGTGGCATTTGAAGAGAAGTATGGCTCCCAACTGGAGCTGATATTTCGTTTTATCGATCGCGCGCTGGCGATTGGTGTGCTGTCCTGATTTTGTGGAGAAAGTTGATGCGTGATATTCAGATGGTTCTTGAACGCTGGGGGGCATGGGCTGCAAGTGGTAACACCGGGGTGGACTATTCTCCGATCGCTGCCGGATTCAAAGGACTTTTACCATCTGCCACTAAACCACGTCCGGCCTGCTGCGATGATGACGGACTTATCATTGAAAACTGTCTTGCTCGTCTGAAGCAGAAAAAACCTGAGGAGTATTCGCTTCTCATTGCTCATTATTTGTTGCGAATATCAAAAAGACAGATAGCCAGGACGAGAAAGAAAAGCGAAAAAGCAATACGAATTGAGATGCAGATAGCCGAAGGGTTTATTGACGGATGTTTGTCTGTGCTGGGGGTAAGACTGGAGATGGACGACTGGCTGCTAAAAAAGTAAAAAATGATTAGTGCGGTCCGCAAAAAGTATGTCAGTATGTTAAGAGTGGTTACTTCGCCACACAGCTTAAACCCGCCGCGAGCGGGTTTTTTTATGGCTGAACGTTAAATGCGCTGGTGGTTGTGAATGCCGACTGCGGCGGTATTTTGGCGTGACGGCGCAGGTGCCGTATACCGATGTCTGGACGCATAAACCGGTGCAGTTCTATCCCGGGAAACATCCGTGCGAAAAACCGGCAGAAATGCTGCAGCAGATAATCAGCGCTAGCAGTCGTCCGGGTGACCTGATTGCAGATTTTTTCATGGGGTCGGGTTCGACAGTGAAAGCGGCACTGGCGCTCGGGCGTCGTGCAATTGGCGTTGAGCTGGAGACTGAACGTTTTGAGCAGACGGTTCGGGAAGTACAGGATTTAGTCAGCCAGAACGGATGA